CAGTAGCTACAACCCAGCAAGAAGTGAAGGTAACGCTGTAGTTGTTCAATGGCCTGCTGATAAAGCAAATACATTAAATGCTTCATTTGGCGAAAAACTTGGTTTAGAAAATCAACATATAAATTCTGGTGCGCCATTATTTGTAATGCAACCCATTCCAATTCATGCTCAAGCGACTCAATATAAAGGTGGTGGAGCAAACAGAAATAACGATGGAAAGGGAAATGGTTTAGGCATCGGAAAATCTGGTGACCCTATGAATACGCTAGATACAGTCAGCCGCCATGCAGTTGCTTATGAAAATCATGGCACAGATAGCAGAATCAAAGAAATTGAAATAAGCCCTACTGTTACTGCTAGATGGGGAACTGGTGGCAACAATGTTCCATTAGCTATTGGCTCATCTGATATTAGCGGAACATTAAGAGCTAATCCAGGTAGCGGATGGCGTAGTAACGGAACACCTGTGGAAGCAGTAGCTATACAAAACATGGCAGTTCGTAGGCTTACAGAAGTTGAATGTGAAAGACTACAAGGCTTTCCTGACAACTACACAAATATTAAAGAAAACTGTCCAAGCGGTGTAAGATATAAAGCTCTTGGAAATTCTATGGCTGTGCCAGTAATGCGATGGATAGGGGAAAGAATAAATGAAAGATTATGATCCAAACGATGCGATTGACTTCATTTTTAAAACTGCGCCTGCGTATGCAAAAGCGAAGGGTGAACTTGCGGAGCTTGAGGCATTTAAGTCAAGCCTTAAAGCTATTAAAATGTCTGAATCATCGGAGCAAAGTCTTGGGGCGCAAGAAAGAGAAGCGTATCGCTCAGAGGCTTATCAGAATTTATGTAAAGCCATTGGAGTGGCTACAGAAAACGCAGAAGCGTTAAAATGGAAACTTGAAGCAGCAAAACTTAGAGTAGAAATCTGGCGCACAGAACAAGCTAGCAACCGATCAATAGAAAGATTAACGAAATGAACGATTATGCAGACATTATTCTTAAACTTAACTCATTCATCAAACACTATCACGAAGCGGTACTTAAAGGTAAATATTCACAAGCCTATTTAATTGCTTGTTCTATAACAGAATCAGCGCAAGAGTTAGAAGATTGGACTAGCACCAAAAGTGTCCACTAAAGCAGAAAAACAATACTATGCAAAAGTGGCACGACTTGGCTGCATCTTATGCAAAAGGTTGGGATACGAAACGCAAGACGTTGGATGCGAATTGCACCATATTAGACGAGGTAACATACCTCGCAATCAAGCACCTGTCATTGGTTTGTGTACCGCCCACCATCGAGGATCAAATACTGGTATTCACGGATTGGGTAGACGAAAATTTGAGTCCACCTTTGAAACGAGCGAAGAGGAACTCCTCGAAGAAGTTATAGCTCTAGTGGGTCAAAACCCAGCTCTGCAACCTTAGATGCTCTACGTCTAAATGTGGCATCGTGTTTAGTCCAAGCATCGGTGATTGTTCCACTACGACTCATGTGGATACACTCATGGAGTAATGTTGAAATTACTGTTGTCAACCAGCCACAACGAGCATCAGAAATTGTAATGATGTGTTCGTAATCTCCCCCATCATCGTATAGGTACGTTCCCATAGATTCGGGGTCTGAATCAACAACAAATTTAATTTCTTCTGGCAAAGGCAAATTCCACTTATTTAGTGGCTCACATAGCATTAATGCAGAATATAAATTCTTTAATATGGCAGGACTCAGTTTCATTTCCAAGTAATCCATTCTTTGTTAAGCTGCTTTTGTTTTCTTTCAACATACACAGGCATACTAAATGTTAAACCATGTTCAGGATGGGTAATCCATAATGCCTGGCGTGGTGGCTCAAAGCCAAAGTTATTGGCATAAGCATACTCATCGTAACCTTTAAGACTACCATTTACAATAAGGCGTTCTAGCTGGATTAATTGATGCCAATGACCTAAGATCATTGTGTCGTATTCCATATCAATCTGAGCGTTTCTGGAGCGTTTACGATGATCTCCACGAATGATTGGGCCTAAAGCGCCAATGACACCATCACCCCCACGAAATTGATCCCCATGTGTAAGTAAATATTTGTGTCCGTAGATTGAATAATAGGCATCTGAGCCGTCAGGAATATGAAATTGGATGCGAGAATCATTTTCAAACCTCTTTGATAGAAACTGATAGAGTAACCAATCAAAGGATGTGAAGTTCCTGCCTTTTGCCCTAATTTTGTGCGTATTGCGCCCATGATTACCACTTACGCACGGAACAAAGACATTTCCAAACTCATCGGCTAAAGTTTCAATACACCAAGTCAATACACCGAATAAGTCTATAACTGTAGGCATAATTTCCATAGAGTTTGTAGCCATCAGTTCTTCATGAATGTCACCAGAAACCATATCGCCACCTAACACAAATACAATGCCAGGATAATCAGATAAAGCTACATGGTTTTTAAGTAAATCAATGGTCTTTTCAATCATGACTCTTGCACGATCTTGTGCAATCGCTACGTTGTATTCATTTACGCCATTAATTTGATTTGGGTCAACTACCTCGCCCCAATGCCAATCTGATGCAAAAAGGGTAGGAACGCCTGCGCTTCTTTTGCCTTTAGTAGGTTTAATAAGCCAATTAGGTGGAGATACCACCTTCTTTGACATCTTTAGAATGGTGGTTTTGATATATTCGGCAGTTAATGTATTTTCTTCATGGGCGTGGATCGTAGCCTCTAGCTGGCGAATTTTATTTCTAGCATCATTTAGCTCGTTTAAATCTTTATTAAACACTTCGACTGTGGGCTTAATTCCAGCCAATATTGCAGCTCTATACCTTGAATTAAAAGTGCCTTCAGGAAGATTAAGAAGTTCGGCTGATTTTCGTTTATTACCAGTCTTTGCAAAAGCATTTACCGCTTCTTGCATATCTTCATGCGACAATGGTTTTTGAGCCATTTGATCCCCTTTTGGTGTAAAGTGTTTAGATACTAACCTTTAATTTATTACATTTCAATGACCTATGCTAGAAAAGTTGATGCTAATCATTCGTTTATCGTTAAGACGTTACGAGAGCTTGGCTGTTCTGTATTTGATACGTCAAGGGTTGCTGGCGGATTCCCTGATCTTGTGGTGGGTAAAAACCAAAAGACCGCACTTGTTGAAATAAAGTCAGATGACAAGGCAAAGTTCACAGCAGCGCAACAAGCATTTATGTTGAATTGGCGTGGGTCAACAGTAGCTCGAATCCACGATATAGAAGGTGCGATAAATCTAGTAAAATTGCTTGAAAAATCGTAAAATAGTATTATTATTCGTAGTGTATCAACCCCATCTTAAAGGATAAATCATGGGCAAAATGGATAGCATGAAGGGCGTACCTTCAACAACTGGCGCAAAAGCACCTACTGGCGCAGCGAAAGCTGACATGAGCGGAGAGCGCAAAGTCAAGCTAGTTGGCGGAGTTGGCATGGGCAAAATGGATGCTATGGGTTCACGCCCAATGAGCCATGCTGGCAACTTTGAAGGCAAGCTCGGTGAATTGAATGACGGCAATATGGGTGAGCGTGAGTGCTACAGCCATAAGCGTGTCGGTCACGACCAAGACGATTGCAAATAAGCTAAACCCCATAGCTCTCGGTAAAGGGCTACAGGGTTTATAACCAAAGCAATAGGGTAATATTGAAATGGCTGATGAAATTGTATCATTTAGACCTCTGGCGGATAAGATCATTGTCCGACCAGATGTTCGTGTTTTAAGCTCTGTATTAATTGTTNATAACAAAGAAGCTGAGAACATGGGAACTGTTGTTGCTGTAGGGCCTGGCAAGAAATTGTCATCCGAAAGACGTGAAGCTATGCCGATTGCCGTAGGGCAACGAGTACGTTTTGGCACTATGAACGACAATCCCAAAGAGGAGTATCTTAAGTTCACACCTATTAACCATAATGGCGAAAAGTGTCTTTTAATGAGCTGGCAGGACATCTGCTGGACAGAAGGGTAAATATGGCAACTAAACCTGGTCTTTATGCAAACATCCACGCTAAACAAGAACGCATCAAGCGTGAAAAAGCAGAGGGTAAACCCGTAGAAAAGATGCGTAAGCCTGGCACAAAGGGCGCACCTACCAAGCAAGCATTTATTGAATCTGCTAAGACTGCGAAGAAAAAATAATGGCTACTAAACACGATAAACCTATCCCGCATAAGACTACAGGCAAGGGCAAGACCTACAATCCTACAGAAAAGGGCGCAGGAATGACCGCCAAAGGTCGTGCTGAATACAATGCTAAGAATGGTAGCAATCTGAAAGCTCCTGCACCAAATCCAAAGACTGAGAAGGATAAGGGTCGTAAGGCATCATTTTGTGCAAGGATGGAAGGCGTAGTAAAGAAAGCAAAAGGCCCAGCAGAACGAGCCAAAGCTAGTTTAAAGAATTGGAATTGTTAAACCTAAAGGGGGAAGTATGTTTGATCGCATTATTGATTGGTTAAGTAAAGTCATTGGCCCAAAGCCCAAGCCATCTAATCAATGGCATTTTCCTATTACTGAGGACTTTGAGCCACGCAAAGCAGAAATTAAAACAAAACCCGCCTTGAAGAAGGCAACAACAAGGAGCAAAGCAATGCCGTTAGTGAAATCAGCCAGCAAGAAGGCAGTAAGCAAAAACATTAAAACTGAAATGGAAATTGGTGGTAAGCCACAGAAGCAAGCTGTAGCCATCGCCCTCAATGTTCAGCGTGAAGCTAAGAAAGCAAAGGCTAAAAAGAAATGATTAATCTTAATCTTGAGATAGCTGAAGTAGAGGCAATCCTTAAACACGTTGGTAACGCTGCTTATGCAGAAGTAGCAGGATTGATCGCTAAGATTCATGGACAGGCTACAGCACAAGTACAAGCTATCAAACAGACAAACGTTGCAGAAATACAACAATCTGATGACAGCCAAAATGTTGCGTAAATACAACAAAAAGTATTTATAATTCAAGAATATGGAAACTGAGTTAGACAAGAACGCCAAGATTGCTGAAAGCATGAAGGGGAATAAGAACGCTACGAAGAATAAGCTGTTCTTTGACCAGATTAAGCGTCATCTGACTCAGAATCCTCAAAAGCTAGAAAAGATTGTAGAAACGCTAGTTGACTCTGCTCAAGAAGGTGAAGCATGGGCAGTCAAAGAGATCATGGATCGTATCGATGGCAAAGCGCATCAATCTACAAGCATAGAAGATGCAGAGGGCAATAACCTCTTGCAGGCTATCGAAGTCAGGTTTGTAAAGCCAAGTGAGTGAAATCACCCAAGAACTGCGGGAGGCAATATCTGCGGTTGACTTCCCTATCAAGCTGCAATTCCTTTTTGAGCCATCAAGGTTTAAAGTTTGTCATGGTGGGCGAGGTTCAGGAAAGTCTTGGGGATTTGCCCGTGCC